TCGAAACGACCACAAAGATGCAACAGTTGTGGAAGTGTACAGGTGTTTCGCCGACAAGATTGTCCAGGTCGCAGAGTACGCCGCGAACCACCATGATCCCCGGCACACGGCGTGGATTCTATTTCATCTCTGCGCGGCCTATAGAGATTGCATGGTCAATGTCGAGGTCGGAGGCCCCTCCAAACTGGTGATGCAGGAGTTCGACCACCTGCGGCAGTTGCTCGGGTCCGAGATGATGGCCAATCAGACTAAGATCAAAGGGTGGGAAGACGCCGCCGCCAATGCGCGGTGGTATCTGTATCATCGGCCGGACAGCACCGGCGCCGGCTATATGTACAATTTCGAGACGAACTACCGCACCAAGGGGCCGCTGATGCACGGCATGCGTAGCGCTTATTTGTGCGACGAGATCGAGGTCAAGTCGGTCAAATTGCTTAACGAGATGTCGATCGTCATCTATAATGATGGCGAGATCGCCGCGCCCGAGTCCCGTGACCCGGATAAAAAGGACGATCGGGTTTTCGCCACCGCGTTCGCGACTTTGGCATGGACGGATTGGGTTCGTAAGAGCATGATCGCCGACGGCATGACCTACGCTCGGGTGATGGAGCTCGAGAGCGGCGAGAAAAGCCCGGCGGGTCGACAGATCGAGAATATCGTCTACGGTTTCCTGAAGCGAAGAGAGCAGGAAGCCGAAGAGGAAGCGGAGCGACCGCATCAGTCTTGGCTCTCGGATCAGGGGTTGGAATGATGAAAGATAAACCGAAGCACCTTCTCAAGGACAAGGCCAGCAAGCCCGAGCAGCCGGCCAACCCGAAGGCGAAAGCCAATCCGTTCGCCAAGGCCAACCCTCTCAAGATGAAGAAAAAGAAGTAGGCGAAACATGGCGCGTGCATCCGAGAAAACCGCCGGTCTTTTCGGCGACGATAAGCTTGAGCCCGTGGCGACCGAGTGGCTTGATCTGCCCGCGCCGCCCAAGATCGGCGAGGCGGTCGACTACCCTTACAATGGGGTCGCTGTCACGCTGCTCTCGCCGGGTCGCGACAAGGAAGTCGCCGCCGTCTGGCGTTCGACCCGCGCCTTTCGCGACGGTCGCTGGGTCGCGACGAGCTTCTGGGCGATTCGCAATGGCGGAGGCCAATGCGTGCCTTTTCAACCGGTGGCTTACAAGAAGTTCGAAGAGGTCATGTTCGAGCCGAAGAAAGTCGCGAAATGACCACGAAATACGAGGGTTACGAAGTGCTGCCCGACGACCCCGCCGAGTATCATCCGCCGACGAAGTATCGGATCACTTACTCCTGTTCCAAATGTGGGAAGGAGTTCACCAAGACGCACACCGACATCCCGAAGAAGGAGCCGCGCTGTCCGAACAAAGCTTGTTCCGAGCAGTCCGAGCTCGCGGATCTGCGCAAGCAGGTCGCCAATCTGCAGGCGATGCTGGAGTCGGGTGAGGCGCCAGCGCAGATCGGGCATAGGCCGCGCACCAAGGCGATCGACACGACGGCGGAAGTCGTCATGCAGGACTATGGTCTGAGCGATCTGAAGGACAACATTCGTCACGGCGAGGCGATGGCGCCGAAGCTGCCGGCGGCGCAGCAGGCGGCGGCTGACAATTACTTCGGTGGAGGCGGGCTTCGCACGACCAATATTGTTCCTGGCACGCCGACGGTCGAGGTTTCGGCCAAGCAGATCAATTTGCTCGGCCGGCGCGCGCTCGCCGGCGCGTTCCGAGGCATGGCGGTCACGCCCGGCGCGATCGCGCCGCGCGGCGCGCGCCCCGGCGAGAAGTCCTTGCACATGGTCCGGACGGAACCGACAGGGAAACGGGGCAGCTAGCTATTTTTTATGCCCCGAATGCTGTTGCGCGTGCATCAGCAGCTTTAATTCTTCCGCTTTTTTCTGCGCTTCGGCGCGCGCGATCTCGCGGCGGGTGATCCCGGCGATCAGTTCGTCCGGATCGGTCACGTCGACGCGATCGATCAGATCGGCCGGAGACAGCGCGCCGACTTTCAGCAGGTCGAAGGCCAGTTGCTTCGCCTCCGCCGCGAACGCCGGGGATGACGAATGCGAATCGACGGTCAGCCGAAGATCGTCAGGCAAATCCGCGTAGGTGAAATAGACGGGAACCTGGCCCGGCGCCGGCGGCTGGATCAGAACTTCGTCGGTCTTGGCGTCGTCGGTCGCCTCGACGCCCGCCGCGCCGCCCGGAACCCATGCGATCATCTTGTCGGGATCGTGCGCGCGGGAGATGTCGAGCGTGTTGGCGCCGAAATGCTCGACGTCCCGCTCGACCAGTAGCGCGCGGTCCTTGAACCGCGGCGAGAACATGCGCACCAGCGTCTCGGCATGTTCCGCCGAGCGCACGCCGGCGTCGCCCTGCCCCTTGGCGATCGGCGGCAAGCCCATGATATCGTCGAACATGCGCTCATATTCGTGCAGGAACGCCGCCAGGTCCGCCGGGATTTGGATATTGTCGCGTTCGGCCTTGGCGTTCATGTTTGCATCGGACCAGTAGCCGCCGGCGCGGTTGAATTTAGACATCACTTGCTGGTTGACGCCGGTGACACCGGTGAATTTCATCGCCGGGTCTTCTTGCTTGCGGAGAAGCTTGTTGATCCCGACCAGGCGCGCGTTGATCGCCTCCTGCAGGAGCACCAGCCGCGTCACTTCGCTCATGCCCCAGAAGTAACCAGGCACCGGATTCGGGCAGAACGTGTTGAACGGGTGGCAGCCCTTGAGCGCGGGTGAGGAAATGTTGGTGCGCGGGTCGTGCGCGAAGGCGTTGTTGATGGCATAGCGGCCATAGATCAGCATGTCGTCGCCGACAAGCTGAAAAGTCGCCCAATCCTCGCGTTTATCGTCCCAAACGTAAATTTCGAACATCTCGAGCATCGCCGCGCGCACGTTCGGGTCGACGGTCGGCTTTGGCTGCGACATCCAATCGACGACGCCGCGCAAATTTGAGTTTTGGTTCTGTGTTCCGGCCGCCGAGAACGGCCGGATGCCGCCGACGACGATATTCATCGCCGAGCCGCCGGTGTCGCTTAGACCTCCGGTTGTGTCGCGGATGTAGCTACGGCTTTTGCGCATCAATTCCGATTGGTCGGGCCGTCCGGCGACCAATCTGTCGAACTGGTGCTTGGTGATGAGCATGGAATGGCAAAAAGCCTCCATGTCGCGGTCGAGTTTGTTGTGGTTCTCGCGCCAGACGCCAAAATCTTCCGGCTCGACCAAGTGGACGGATAATTTGTCCTTCCAAAGCTGCTTGGTGACGCCCAATCCTTTCACCAGACCGCTCCGCACGGCCATCGGGATGGTTGAATCGGCATCGGATTGGCGCAAACGCTGGCGAATTTTAGCCGCGGCGGCGCGGCCCTTGGCTTCGTTCAAAATATTCGGCACGTCGGGGTCGCCGATGTGGAAACGCAGCGAGATCGGACTGAAAAGCAGCGATTCAAGATCGTCGAGCGAGGCGTAGGTCTTGTTATACATCGCCGGCACGCTTGGGTCCGACGATCCGAGGGTCGCGAAGTTATTAAAAAATGTGCCGCGATTAGTGCGGTCCACGCGTGATGACATGCACTGATCTCGGATGTCCCGAGCGAAGCTTTCCAAGTCTTTTGAAGGAATTCGCATGCCATCCGATCCTATCGTATTGATTACGCGCGGCTTTCAGCAAGCCTACATTGACAACTAAGCTCGGTCCAGTATAAGTTGAGCGTGCTAGATGCCGGATGAAGCTAGTTTCCCCGGTGTTGTCCACCCAACGAAGGAGACTCTCTCATGATCGCGACTTTCGAGCGTCGTCATAAGGGCCGTAAGGGCCGTAAGTAACCTCTGCGCTAAAGCGGGGGTTTCGCGACCCCCGTTCGCTCTCATATAGGAATATTTTCCTTGCCGCTACCGACGCCAATGCCCGGAATGGGCGCTCCCCCAGGCGCGGCTCCGCCGATGCCAATGGGTGGCGGCACGGGGCCAGCGACGCATCCGGGTCCGCATCTCGGAACGCAGCAGCAAGGTTTGACCGGCGTGAAGGTGGGTCTCGAGTCGCTTCAAAAAGCGCTTCCCCAACTTCCAATGGGCTCGGAACTTCATACGGCGGTGCTGAAAGCGATCGAACAGATCAGCGGTAAGCTGGAAAAAGCCGGCGCTCCCAACGACCCGAGCGCGGTGCTCCAGCAGTTGGTCGAGATGGCCCGGGCCGCCAAGGTTAACCCGAACGCGCAAGCCGCGCTGCCGCAAGGCGCGGCTCCCGCACCAGGCGGTCCTCCGCCGATGATGCCGCCCATGATGCCGGGCGGCGAATAGCAAGGATCAAGGTCATGGCCGAAGGCAGATTCCCAAAGCCCTATGTGGAGTCCGTGAAGAAGGATGAAGCCATCATGGTCTACATCCCGACCGACAAGATGGGCATTGGCGCGCGTGCGTCGGGCCTGCCGAGCCAGGCTTCGGACACCGAGAAAATGTCGTTGCAGCACGTCGGCGGCGCCGCCGGCATGTCGGGAAAGAAGTGACCTGAATCATGGCCGAAGCAACAGCCGCTCAGATCCGCGCCGAACAACTCGTCAACAAGCTGTGGCGAGACAAGGATGTCGGGTCCAAGGTCCAGAAGCTCGCGAAGGAAACTTTCCCCGACGCTGAGATTCACACCGTCGACGAGACCCTGGAGCCGGCGCTGGCGCCGTTCCGCGCGCAGAACGAAGCTCTCGCCGCCGAGTTGAAGGCCATGCGCGAAGATCGCGAAGCCGATCGTAAGGCCGCGAAAGAGCGCGCCGACGAAGATCAGAAGATCAGCTTTCAGGCTCAGATTAGCAAGGCGCGCGACGCTTACAATCTGACTGACGAAGGCTTCGACAAGATGGTCGAGCGGATGAAGGCCACGGGCAACTACCAAGACCCGGAAGCAGCCGCCGCTTGGGTGTCGTCCAAGGAGCCGCCGCCTCCGCCGCCCGGCCCGACCTTCGGCCCTCAGAGCTTGAACCTGTTCGGCTCGCAGAAGGCCGACGAGAATTTGGCGCTGCTTCATCGCGACCCCGAGCGGTACGCCGATGAGCAGTTCGCTTTGTTTCAGAGTGACCCGGACAAATACGTCGCCGAGACCTTTGGCGGTCGCTAACAATAGGGGTTGATAGATGGCCTACCCGACAAGTCCTGTTGGAACATTGACCGGAAGTGGCATAACCCCTGGTGGAAGTCTTGGGGCGCAGTTGGCAGCTATTACCAGACGTGCGGTTGTGCCAAGCGTTTTTGTTCAAATTTATCAATCACATCCACTGCTCAGCCTGTTCATGAGCAATGCGAAAGCGGCCAGGGGCGGCGTCTCGCAGATCACCATTCCGGTGCAGGGGAGCTCGTTCGTTTCGTTCAATTGGGGCTCCTTCGCCGGCGACTTCCCGATCCCGACCGATCAGGCCGCGATCCAGAACGCGCAGTTCTCGCTGAAGCTCGGCATGGTCCCGATCGGCTTCTTCGGCATGGAAGCGATTTTGCAGTCGTCGGAAGTCATCATTCCGAAGCTGCGCGCCGTTATGTCGGATGCCGCGGTCGTCATCAAGCAGGCCTACGCGCAGGCGCTCTACACCAACAACTACGCCAATCCCCAGATTTGGGATTCGCTGACGCAGGCCTATGACGATGGCACCAACGTTCCGTCCTACGGCGGCATCGCGCGCAGTCCGGGCCAGTTCTGGGCGGGCCAATACATCGCCAACACCGGCGCCGCGTTCACGACTCGCGTTGGCGCCGCGCAGTTGCTTACCCGTATCCAGGCGGGCGCTGGCGGCGAGGCGCCTGATTACGCGGTGATGAACCCCGCTAATTGGGCCGAGCTCATGACCGATTTCATGAGCCTCGAAATGTTCACGACCAAGCCGCGCAGCATTTACGACAAGGATGACGTCGTGAACGCCGGCTTCCGCGCCATCCGCGTCCTCGACACGCCGATCTTCCCCGATCCGTTCTGCCCGCTCGGCACGGCGATCGTCGTGAACAGCCGCTATACCGGTCTTTATATGTCGGAGTTCGCTCCGATGACCTTCTCCGGGTTCGAAAGCCAGATCTCGGTCGGTCAGATTTCCGACATCGGCGTTCTGATCTCGGCCGCCGATCTTGTCTGTTCGAAGCCGTCGAGCGGCGCGCAGATCACGGGTATCACGGGCGCGGCATGGCCCAACGTCCCGGGCACCAGCCCGGCCGTTCTTTAAGGAGTCTGAACGATGGGTCTGTTTTCCGGTTCCGGCCTTACACCGTCGCTCAAGGGCGTCGTCACCAATGTCGTCGCGCTGGCGGCGAGCCAAGTTTCCGTCATCAGCCCGGCGGGTTGGTATGGCATTCGCTGCGGCCTCTACACCACCATCCAACAGTACGATCCGATCACGAAGATCTGGCGCAGTGTCGGCGGCGGCGTGGTCGCGGGCGGCATGGAATACATCTATTCCGATGGCGTGAACTACCGGCTCGCCAACCAGACGGGTTGCGTGGTCGGCGCCGTCATCACCAACGTCGGCTCGGGCTACACTTCGGCTCCGACCATCACGACCTCGCTCCTTGGAACTTACACGGCGATTGTCGGCGGCGCGGTTAGCCAGACCGTCACCATCGTCAATGGCGGCTCCAATTACACCTACCCCCCGCTTGTCCAGATATCGGCGCCGCCCGCCGGCGGCGTTCAGGCGACCGGCTATTGCGCGCTCACCACCGGCGCGGTTTCGTCCGTCACGATCATTGATCAGGGCGCCGGCTATGCCTCCGCGCCGACGATCACCTTTGTCAATGATCCGCGCGAGGGCCTGAACGGCACGACTGTTGGCTACGCCGCCGCCGCGACCACGGTTCTCACCGGCGCCAAGACGATCACGGCGATTACTTGCCAGGATCACGGCAGCCCGGTCGCGGTCACGGCGGGTTCGGCGACTTCGATCCCGACTTTCACCATTGCCGGCGGCGGTGGTTCGTCGCTCGCGGTGACGGCGGTTATGGATTGGTCGATTACCGGTTTGATCTCCTCCGGCTATCAGGCGGGCGCGGTCACTTCCGGAACGCCCGTCGCATGGCTCACCGCCGAGGATGTCCAGACCGCGGCGAACGCCACCGTGCTCAATCCGACGATCCAGAACGGTCTTGTTCGCACGCGCAAGGCGGATATCAAGACTCTCATCACGACCGGCGCGTATCCGGCGGCTTACAACACGGCCGGCGGTTTCATCATCAACGATGGCGGCATCTACACCGGCACGCCGCTCGCGGTGTTCGCTCAGAGCCCGGCCGCGACCGTGACGACCGGTCCGCTTACTGGTTTCGCCATGGGTGGCCAGAACGACGTGTCCTATCTGACGCAAATCTAAGCGTCGAGCAGGTTCAAGGTTGAAGCCCGCGCCTGCGGTAAAGCGGGCGCGGGCTTCTCGTTTTGGAGGGGTAAAATGTCGCTCACCTTCTACCTCCAGGACACGATCACGCTTCTGAACGATCAGAATTACTCGTTCACGTCGAAATTCCAGTTGACGCGGTGGGTTAACGAGGCGCGGCGCAACTGCGCCAAGCGCACCGGCTGCGTTCGCCGGCTGATCACAGGTCAGTCGGCGTTCGGGGCTTCGGCGCAGCCTGGGTTCTTGATCCCTGGCGCGGGGCAGCCTGGCGCGTTGCCGAATTCTTTCCCGCAAGCCGCGAACTTCGGTCAGACCGGCGGGGATTTCAGCCCGGCGGATTTTAGTGGCGACTTCAACGTCGGACCGACACAGAATTTGAACACCATCACAGGCGCCGTGTTGAACACGATGCAGACGATCCCGGGTGTCGAGCGATATCCCTATCAAGGCTTCTTCACGCCGGCGCTGAAAGCGCAATACGCCGGCGTCGATCAGATTTACGACTCAATCGCATGCGCCGTTAATTGGGGTGGGACGGTCAGGCCGCAACTTGATTGGATGCCCTGGGATGAGTTGCAGGCCTACTGCCGCGCCTATTCCGTGCTGAACACATCGTACCCGAGCGTTTGGTCGGTCTATAATGACGGGCCTTACGGCGAGATTTGGTTCTTCCCGATCCCTTCGCAGGCAGGAGAAATCGAACTTGATGTTTCCGCCAGGCCCAGCGCGCTCAACACCGACAGTGATTTTGACGCGATCCCCGAAAGCTTTCAGGAAGCGATCAAGTTCAAAGCGGCGTCGCTCGCGTTTATGTCGTCGGCCCGATACTCACAAGCGCAGATGATGGAAGATTTGTTCGCCGATACGCTTGGCATCGCGCGCGTGGCGGTCGACGGGGGCAAGAGCCCGACCTATTATCCGAGGTATCCATGATCCACGATCGAACAGCCACGGTCCTTTCGCTCGCGCGCACGGTGCTGCAGGGCGTCGATCCTCGCAAGGAAGAAACGAGCGTGCGCACCGCGAGCCTCGTGCTGCTCTTGCAGACCTTGATCGACATCGGCACGCCGGCGCATCACGATAAAGTCTCCGACGAGCAGGCCCGTTCCGTCATGGGAACCCTGGCCGCGATAAACGGAGTCGATCGTGGCGCGTGACCCGCAAATGTCGGCCAAGGCGCAACAGCAACTCGGGCTGCCCGAGGGGTTCAAAACGTGGTCGCCTTTTCCGTTCGGCGGCATGAACGCGCAGGCGTCGCCGATCGCTATTCCGGACAACGAATTCACCTATGTCGAGAATTATGTTCGGCTCGGGGACGGCAATCTGCGCACGCTCTGGGATGCCGGATCGGCGATTTACACCGCGCTTCCCGGCGTGACGATCGTCTGGTACACTTTTTACACTATTGCGCTGGTCGACTACTGTGCGATTTTTCTATCGGACGGGACCGGCCTGCAGCTTAATATGGACACGTTTGCGCAGACGCAAATGAATACT